ATTGAAGATGCTGAAGCAATTGACAAACTTTCAGAAAAAGCTTTAAAAGCTCTTCCTGAATTACGTCAAACTTCTGCAAAAGTAGTAGAAGATGCTAGAGCAGCTAAAGAAGAACAAACACAAGCACAAAAAGACGCTCAAGAAAAAGCGTTTCAAAACTTGTTAGAAGCAGTAGAAAAGAAAGATCAATTTGTTGATGGGTTATCTCTTAACAAAGTATCTAAAGATAAACTAAAGAACAACATTATAAAACCTGTTTACACTGACCCTAAAACTGGTCAAGAGTATAATAGTCTGATGTACAAACAGATGAAAAACCCAGCAGAGTTTGAAATGTTGATTAACTACTATGATACTTTAGGGTTATTTGATATTACGGATAAAGGAACTTTTAAACCTAATATTAGTAAACTTAAAGCAGTAGCTAAAACATCCGCTATTACAGAGCTAGACAAAGTAATAGCAAACGAAGAAGAAAGAGGAGTAGGTAGAAATACTTCTGTGGAGACTTCACAAAAAACAAAAAGTGCACTAGACTTACTCGAAAGAGCGTATAGTAAAAGATAGAATTCGTTTAACAATTAATAAAAAAAACAATGGCTCAATTACTTCCATTACAAAGGTATGAAGCGATGGACTACAACGGGTTAGTTACAGACAACCACTTCCATTCTTTGTATCAACAAAAGCCTCAGTTAATTAGCAATGTAATCAAACAAATTTACAAAACTAATTTACAAGGTAAACTACGTGAATTCGTAGACAGATTTCCAGTTAAAGAAGTAGAACAAGAAAACGGTTTCTACAATTGGATGCTTCAAGGTCAACATGACAAAAATTTACCATTGGTAGATGCTGAAACAATTGACGGACGTACTATTTCTGCAGGTACATTCCCTGCAAACATTGGTGCTAACGGTGAGCGTTTTTACTTAATCTTTGATGAACCATTATTTGAAGAAACTAACGTATTACGTGGAGAAGTTGATGACTACCACTTGTTAGTTAAAAAAGCAATGGACGCAGGTTCTCGTTACAAATTTGAAGTTGAATTAGTTACAGATAACGGTACTAAATCAGTTCCTTCTGAGGAATTGGCTATCGGATCTCGTTGGTCTAAATTCTACTCATTGTCTCCTTCAACACTTTCTTACCAAGGTGCTAAACCTTATTTCACTTCTCCTTGGAGAATGGAAAACCGTCCAGCAACTTTGCGTATGGAGTATGAAGTAGCGGGTAACACTATCAACAAAGGTAAAAACGAACCATTAGAGTTTGGATTTAATTACAAAGGACAACAAGAGTCTATTTGGATTAACTATCAAGATTTAGTTGCTCACCACCAATGTGAAGAGATGTTTGCTCGTATGTTGATGTACGGTAAGAAAAACTGGACAGCTGACCACAAATACTTGAACAAAGATGACAAGACTAAATATGCTATCGAGTCTGGTTCAGGTTTCTTTGAGCAAATTGCTCCATCAAACGTTCACTACTACAATACTTATGACTTAGATTGGCATTTGGAATTGTTGTTAGATATGGGTGTAGGTAAAATCGAGCGTGGTAAACGTGTTATCCACTTGTTGACAGGTGAGTTCGGGGCTATCGAAATCTCTAAACAAATTCAAGCTAAATCTGGTGCAGGTAAATTCACTGTGATTTCTGATAAATTCTTAATGTCTAATACCAACGCAGGAAACTTAGGAGGTAACAACACTAAAGGATTGATGGAACCACAATGGAACGTGTACGAGTGGTACAATGGTGTAGTTATCAAAGTTGAAATCGTTGATTTCTTCGATGATGATGTTTACTTCCCACAACGTCACCCAGATGGAAAAGGTCTTGTTGAGTCTCACAGAATCTTAGCTTTAGATTACGGTGACAATGCAGGTATCTACCGAGTTAAACCAAAAGGAGTTCCAGATTACAATTGGGCTTATATCCCAGGTATGCGTGACCCATTCTCTCCAGCAGGAAAAGGTTCACCAAAAATGGTAGCTTCTCGTGTTGACGGTTACGAAGTTCACTTCCAAAAATGGGGTGGATTGATGATCGAAGATCCAACAAAAGTTGTAGATTTACGTTTGTCAGTACAACGTTAATAATATCTAAGGTTCCTCTAGTCATAATGGCTAGGGGAACTTTTTAAAGGAGAATTAAAATAAAATTTATGGAAAAGACAGCAGCAAAAGAAAAAATTATTTACGGTAGCTTTTTACAAGACAAAATAGTAGCCGTAAAACCAGTAGAATCTTCAGGTAAATGGAGTACTCTATTAGTAAAAGGACAAGAAAGAACAAAAGACCCTTTCTTATATAACAAAGTAAAACGCAGTTACCAAATGCCTTTACAGAGTTATAATAACGGAGGAGGAGTTGTTACTTTGTTAGATGATTTACGAAGAGTACATATCCAGAAGTACATGGAGAAATACCCTGAGGGTATGACGCAAAAAGAGTTCTTTGAAGAAGAGTTAGGTGTAGACTTAAATCCTACATTACCAATTGAGAAAAACTTTTGGAGAAGTGATAGAAGAGCACGAGTAGTATTGACTAAAGAAGGAATGCAATTAAATTTGAATCTTCCTTTAAACATGTTACACTATTTAATTCTAATGGCTAACAAATCTCTAGTATCGCCGTCATACGATAATAGAAATGACAAAGCTACTTATGAATTTATGATAGTTGATGAGTCAAAAGTAACTTCTAAAAGAATTGAAGAGGCTTCTATTAAAGCAGATGCTTTCTCTAAATTTGCGGAAATTACTCGTAGTAAAGCATCTACAATTGGATTTATTAAATCCCTTGGTAGAACAGTTCCTGCTACAGTAACTGAGGATTGGTTAAAAGCAGAAGTGCTTAATGTTATTGAGAATAGCCCTAAAGCATTCTTGGAAATAGTTAACCACCCTCAATACAATGATAGAATTTTTGTTCAAGAAGCTGTTGAAGCTGGAGCAATTATTCGTAAAGGAGATAAACGCTATACTCTTGATAACGGAGTTGAGTTAGGGGATTTACAAGACACAATTAATTATGTCATGGACCCTGAGAATCAAGAAGTTAAAATGAGACTAAAAGCAAAAGTTGAATTGACAAAACGTAAATAACGATGACTGCAAACGAAATGGCAACCCTGTTAGAAGAGAAGTTAGATAGAAATCTAAGCTTTGGCTCTCCAGGATACGAGGACTTTGATTTGACTTCTGTATTAACAGAGGCACAACAATTGTATGTCAAAAAGTTTGTAGATGAGTTAAACAATAGAAAGTCGAAAGGCTTTCAAGAAACTGAAATTAGAAACCAAGGGTTAGGGGCTCTTATACAAGATGCTCCTACCCTAGCGGTTTCTGCATCACAAATTGGTGTTATCATCAATAATGATATTTCAGGAACGTTCTTTGATTTACCGATGAATCACATGTACACAATTTTCGAAGAGTGTACTATTAATAAATTGGATTGTAGAAACAACCAAAGTATTATAGCTTATGTGGTACAAGTAGCTCATAATGAGCTACAAAGATTTAGTTGGAGTAAGTATAAAAAACCTTTCTTCAACATAGGAGGAGATGCTAGAGTATGGCGTTCAGAGTTTGCTAGACAAGTAACAGGTATTAATCCTGCTGCTCCTGCAACAGGGAAACGTCATGAGATTTTTACAGACGGTACTTTCAATGTGACCAACTATCACATGAGATACTTAAAAAATCCTTTAGACATTACTGTTGACAGAACTACTCCTGCTAACCAGAGAAACTCTGAGTTAGACTATTCTACTCACGTAGTAATAGTGGACATTGCATCAGATTTAATGTTGCAACGTGTAAAAGAACAAAAAATGCAAATAGTCGAGCCTTTTAAGGAGCTTGAATAAATAAATAGTAATAACTTAAACTAAAACAAATGTTTAAAAAAGCAAACAATGTGTTTAGTGTTTTATTGAATGACACTAACGTAGCAACTTCAGCTTTGCCTTCTACAGGTACAGTTGTAACAGATGCAAACCTACCTAAAGGTGCAGTAGTATTAACAGACATCGGTTTCCGTCTTATGGATAATACCGCTTATGCAGCTTTGGCTAACGGAGACGGATTCTTTGTAATCCAAGGAAAAGGTGCAGGAGTTCCATTAATGAAATCTCCTCGTTTGACTAAAGGAAATACTAAAGTCACTATTGCTAAACACAAAGCAGCAGTTCAACAAGTTACTGCAATTGGTTACAATGGTACAACAGGTGCTCTTCCAGTAGCAAACAACACTTCTTTCTTCATCAAAATCCGTAAGAGAGATAATGATGCAGCTAACCGTTCTCAACCTATGAGTTTATTTGCAGGACCAGTTAAAACTGATGCTACAGGTACTCAAGAAGAATTGGCTTTTGCATTAGTAATTAGCGGACTTCAAAATTTTAAAAATGAGCCAGCTAATAACTACTTGAAATTTGAAGCATTAGTTGCAGGTACTCAAGCAGACTGGTCAGGTACAGCTACACATTTATCTTTAACTAAAGGTTCAAGAGTAGCATTATTTACTGATAATACAGGTGCAGCTTCTACAGCTACAGCTCCAACAGTAGGTGGTATTATTAGTATCTTAGGAGTAGCTTACAAAATTACAGCTTCTTCTACGACTTCAATTACTTTAAACTACGCTTACCAAGGTGATACAGGTTTAGTAGCAGGAGGTACAACGGCTGCATCTCAAGCAGGTATTGTAGGAACTCCAGGTGACTACGGTGTTCGTCTTACAGGTGTTGCAGCTCCATTTAACGTAAACAGTTTCCGTGATTACTACGCAAACCGTTTCACTGCAACTTTCTCTGACGCTTCAACTCCTGTAACTCACTTACAAGGTGCGTACAATGGAAATGGTACTTGGCAACAAGTTGCTATGGACGAGTACATGAACTACGGATATGAAGGTCAAAACGGACAATTGGCAGTTCCTGCATTGTTACGTGACCAAGAAGTTAAAATTCCTGGTGTAGGTTCTAATACAGCAGCTACATCTCGTTACTCTGCAGTTAACATTGCATGGGAAGAAGATGTACGTGGATTAGTTTCTATGGCAGGTGGTCAAGGAAGTGTATTAGTTTACTTGAACTTAGATGCTTCAGGTTTATTGGATACATCTACATCTAACAATGGTGAAGCATTTGCTTTAGCATTAGGATTGACTCCTTCGGCTTTAGACGCGTAATTCTCCAACCCCTAGTAGCCCGCCACGAAATTTTGCTGTCAAGTGGTGGGCTACTTTTTTATTTACACTTAATTTAAACACAATGGAAGTTAAAATTCTTCAAGACTATCTAGCTCCAAATGGTACAGCCGATGGAGTAACCTTATATAAAAACGTATCAACTGATACTATTTGTTATAAAAATAAACGAGGAGTTATTCTTCCATTAGGTTCTAGTGGAGGTAGCGTATTTGATAATATAGTAGCAACAGGTACAACTGCTCTTAATACAGCAACTACTTTATCTTATGGAGTCAATGTTTTTACAACAATTACTAGTACTAATAGAGCAGCTAAATTACCTGCCGCTATTACTGGTCAAATTGTTATAGTGGTAAATAACACTACTAGTGCCTTAACTTTATACCCTTCTATGGTAGGAGGTTCTATAAACGGTGTAGTAGATGGTACAGCTCTTGTGCCTGCAGATGGCAAACCTTACAGTTTTTACTGTATTAAAAATCCTTTACCAGGTGCTTGGACATGGAGTGCTCCTGCAACTTCTCAAATAGTATTAGCTGAAATAAGTATTAGTCATACTCAAGGTGTTGCTTCAGGAGGCTATGGATATACTACCGCTAATTTAGGAGTAGGAATAGGCTCTGTTTACAATGCAGGTAATATAAGTTTAACAGGAAATTGGTTAAGTGAAAATGTTCCAACTAGCTTAGTAAAAATGAAAACTTATACAAATATATTAGCATCTGATTTAGCAAGCACTTCTGTAATGGATGATATATCTGTAGAATTATATCAAACTGCTAAAGACTCTAGTACTTCGGTAAAATTTGCTCAAGAAGTTCGGCAGTATTTTAATGGAAGTTCTTTAAATTCAAGTGTTAATGGAGGAGCTTTAAATTCTCCTGTACAAGTAGGGGACGTAGATACTTTGTATATGGAAACAGTTCCTTACAATGGTAATAACGGATTTACAGATCAATTAGGTATTGGCGGACAATTTTCTAGAGCTTATTATACATTTGCATTTGGAATAAGTGCTTCTGCTGCTACAAAAGATTATAAATTTCAAATTATATTAGAAGTATTGCAGTAATTTATTATTGCAATACTTAATTATTTTTTCATTAACTTTGGTGTAAATTAATCATTATGGCACTTTCTCCTTTAATATCGTTATCATTAACTAACGCATGTAACAAAGTTACTTTGTATGAAAATACAGCTGCTTACAATGCTAGTACTAATGCAGGAGGCTGGGGTACACCAAATATTAATACATCAGCTATTACATTAGCATACGTATCAGTTTATCCTTATTCGACAGTTGTCACAACACCATCTGCTCAAGGAACAGGAACTATTGCAACTGTTGGTCCTAATAATGTATTTACAGATACTACACACATATCAGGTACTTTTGCTGTAGGACAAGCTTTAGTAGGTATTGGAGTTGCTGCAGGAACTGTTATTACAGGTTTACTTACAGGTACAGGAGCAAATAACGGAGGTACATATACAGTAAATATTGCTCAGTCAGTTTCTTCAACTACTATTTCAGGATTAACTACTTCAACTAATTTTTATTTAAAAAATGGTTCCACAGATGTTTATGCGGCAACAGCAGGTGCACCAACACCAGGAGCTTTTACAGCATTAACAAATCAAACGTGGACAAATCCTGATGGAATCTACCGAGTAATCTATACTATTACTGATGGCACAAATATTTACACTAATGGAGAAGTTCATGAATTATTTTTGTGTAACTTGTGTAATTGTCGTGAGTCATTAGTAGCTAAGTTACTTAATGAGTGTGATTCAAAACACTTAAAAGATTTGAAAGAACGTCTAGACCAAATAGACGTATTTATGTACGGAATTAAAGCAGCTTTTGGTTGTGGAGATTTTGCTACAGCTACTAGTATTTTAAATACAGCTTCTACATATTGTTCAACTCTAGCAAACTGCGATTGCGGTTGTGGCTGTTAATAAATTAAAGCTATGTGCGGATTTGGTTGTAACGATGATGGAGTAAGCCTAAACGGAGCAGGTGCTGTACAAGGCACTCAAGGAATCCAGGGAGTCCAAGGAATTCAAGGAATCCAAGGATTATTAGGTCCTCAAGGAACTACAGGTTCTCCAGGAACAGGTTCTCAAGGTCCTCAAGGACTAACAGGTATCCAAGGATTAAAAGGAGATACAGGCTTAGGCATTCAAGGAGTTAGAGGAGCTCAAGGCACAACTGGGTTACAAGGATTCAGTGGACTACAAGGAACAATTGGTCCTCAAGGAGTTTGTCCTTGTGGTTTAGCGTATGCAGCAGTCGAAAGAATTTCTACAACTCCTCCAGGAGATTATGGTACAAGTACTTGGAACACAATGTTAAATATGAGCTACACAGTTCCTACAGGAGGAGCAGGTGTTTATAGTGTACATTTTGAAGCAAATGCTGAATTTGGTGCAGGGGTAACAGGCACCGATGTTATTTACGTTAATGCTTTTAAAAATGCTACGGTAATAAATGGTTTAGCTGAAAAATCTGTTACAGGTACAGTTAGTACTACTTCTAATATTAGTTTTTTGTTATCTAATATTAGTTTAGCTGTAGGAGATGTTTTAGCAATTAAAGGGGCTAGTACTGACACAACAAATGCTATATTAAATTTAGGAAGTATTCAAATCTTAAAACTATCATAATGAGTACTTGCAATCAACATACTAAACGCACAGATGAAGTAAGTTACTTTGAAGCAAAACTTCTAAGTAAACAATGTCAATATAAAACAGATGTAAATAACTATCTTACTAAATTGAAATATGGTGTATTTTGCTGTGATACTTTAGATAAATTAAAAACTAAACGCAGAGTTCTTAAAATGCTTCAGCGTTATGATACTAGAGATATTCCTACAAATACTACTACTTACAATGTATTTAGTTACACATTAATTAAGCAACTATTAAACTCATTGTAGTTTATTTAAATTATATTATTATGTCACAAAGAGAAGTCAAAATAGTCGGAGGTCCTTATGGTACAGCTGCTAAAGTAACAGGGCAAGAAGAATTAGTAGTAAGTGTAGCTAATGCTTCTATTCCTGTAGTAATTTTGCCTACAACTACAGCTATAACTACCCCATTAATTTCTAGAGTAAGTACTTCAGGAAATAGTATTAATAATGTTTTCAGCGTTACTTTTAAGAACGTAGGAGCAGCTAATGGGACAGTTATGTTAGAAACATTAAAACCTAATGAATCTATTTCTTGGATAGCTCCTGCAGGAACAAAATTAGATAACATTAATTATGATGCATCAGGTACAGAATTTTTAGTAACTGCTGTATATTAATAACAACAAACTTTTAATACCATGATTGAAGAATGTGAAGGCTGCGGTTGCGGAGGTGAAAACCTTAGCAACGCTGGTGTAGGAATTCAAGGACCTGCTGGCTCACAAGGCCTTCAAGGAATTCAAGGTATTATAGGTAATCAAGGTGTAACTGGTATTCAAGGAATACAAGGACAATCTGTTCAAGGTGTTCAAGGGGCTACAGGTCTTGACGGTTCACAAGGAATACAAGGTTTTATTGGTTCAACAGGTATTCAAGGTGCTGTTGGAATTCAAGGTATTCAAGGACTACAAGGTGCTCAAGGTAGATTAGGTATTCAAGGATATGAAGGTCTGCAAGGAACGCAGGGTACTCAAGGAATTCAAGGACTTATTGGAGCAGGTTTAACTATATTAGGAAGTGTTCTTTCTTATTTAGAACTTCCTGGTTATCCTTCATCTTACGGAGGGCATCCAGGAGACGGATATATTACTTCTGATGACGGGCACTTATGGGTGTGGAACGGTTCCACTTGGGTAGATGCAGGAAATGTTACAGGTCCTCAAGGAACACAAGGAATCCAGGGTCTTTCAGGTATCCAGGGTCTACAAGGTTTACAAGGCATACAAGGTTTAACAGGTAGTCAAGGAACTCAAGGGTTAGAAGGACTACAGGGGGTACAAGGTACAACAGGTTTACAAGGAGTTCAAGGGACTCAAGGCATTCAAGGATTGCAAGGGGGGCAAGGTACTCAAGGTATTACTGGAATACAGGGTATTCAAGGTTTGCAAGGACTTCAAGGAACATTAGGATTTACAAGCGGACAAGTTTATTATTTTAATGAATCTGTAAACTCTAGTATAATTCCTTATAAAGAATTATGGATTGCTCCTACTTCAACGGGACAACAAACAATAATTGTTCCTTTAACAGGTAGTCAACAAAATGTATTAGTACAAGACTATATAACAGAAGAATTAGGTTTTGCTGTTATTCCAGGGGGTACTCAAAGATTTCATTTACATTATCTTAAACCTGCTTCAAATGATAATATTAAAGCTTATGTAACAATTGAGCTTGCAAATTCTGCAGGAGTTGGTTATGGTACAATTATATCTAGTGGTATAGAACTTATTGGCTGGGTAAATAGTGCAGTTCCATCTCTTGTTAATTGTGATATTACATTACCTACCGTTACTATTCTACCCACAGATAGAATGATTGTTAAGTTATATCTTAATAATGACGATAGTACTTCACATACTCCTATATTTTATACAGAAGGTACAGCATATTATTCTTTTGTAACTACTACAGTAGGGGTAGTGGGAGT